ACCAGATGTTCTAACACTGGAAATCTTTCACCAGATGAAGAAGTACCTTGTCCAGGCCCAAATCAGCCAAGGGTAGGTGATCTAACTCAGAATGGTGATGAAAGAGTCATAGGTCATAAACTGAGTGACGATGGTAAAACGTGTGTAGTTTTATATGAGGAAACTACCGCAGTTGAAAAGTTCTTACCCTCTACAAATCAAGTAAGTACAACTGCTGCAATCGCTGTAGTGGCCACAGCTGCCGCTGCTGCAACACCATTATTGTTAAGAGTAATAAAACCTATAATTAAAAAGACAGTTGATACAGTAAAGAAGAAACTAGGAAAGAAACCATATAAACCTTCTCGTGATGAAATTAAATCTAATCAATATCGCCAATCGAAAGGGTTATCTCCTTTAAATTTTGAGAAGATGAGGAAGAAGGGTTAGGTGTAATTGTATGTGTGTGATCTGGTAGTGTGCCTGGCGGATTTACCAAAACTACGTCGGCACATACGGCATAGTATGGCGACTTGGGATGAAACATAACACCTTCCTTCATCAAATTTCCACAATTTTTAAGACGAGCTAGTTCAAAGTCTAATCTTTTATTTGCAGTTTGTTGTTCCATGTATGCTATGTTTGCAGCAGCTGCCTCTTTACATTGTTCTTGTAATTTCTTATCTAATGGTCGTGACCAAGTTGCTGATACACCAGCGGATAAATTATAAACTTCTTGTTGTCCTGTTCTTGTTGGAACGTAATAAAGTATCTGGCCAGGATTGTCTAATACGCCGTCATCATTTAAATCTGACATGTCGTACACTGGATCCATATACGTGTGTTCAAACGGCCGTTTAAAATTTCCTGTGGCCGTAAAGTATGGAGTGACGTTCATGGTAGGGCCTTGACATTGTATGCCGTTACCATAAGTATTCGTAATGTATGGCCCCTGAAGAACCTGAATAGCTTGGTTCGTAACTGAGCCAGAGCTATTGGCTATTGGATTCGCAGTTGCGGATACTCCACCAACTGTTTCTGCATATATTGGGTTACAAGTAATTAGACTTAAACAAGTGGTGGCTATTGCGTAAAGGTGCTTGTTGTGTCTGTGACTGAATTTATAGTTGTTGTTCTCTGTATTATTGTGTGATTTGAAAGGCCAGGCCCTTGATAACTTTCGCTGAATTGAAAGGCTGCTCCAGGCGTTGTTTGTGTAAATGTTGGTCTTTGATCTAAATCCAATCCATTCCATGTCGAAGTCACTCCATCTAGTGTCACAGTTGATTGTATAGTTCCACCAGGCGTAAGATTATTAGAACTTGATTCTACGCCCGTGCCCGTTACCGTGTACTGCCAGCCAGTATTATAGTCCATACTATTTATGGTCTCTGTCACAGTGGAAGTTGTGGTCGTATTTGAGGTCATCGAGCCCTGTGTAAAATTAGGCACCACAGGCACAGCATTCACAGTCCTCGCACTCGCAAGGACAGCTGCACCCACAACTATCGCAAATACTCTCTTCATTTATCATTGAACTGTAAGCTCGGTCACAAATTGGCCAGTACCGACAGTGCCTGCGCCGCCAGCGGTTATTGTCATCACACCCGCTGTGGTGATTGTTCCAGCAAGATCGCCTGCTGTACCAGCCGCTGTAGATACTTGGTCTGAGAAGTTACTCACAGCGCCAACTGATGGTGCAGATTGTGATACTGCATCGCCTTGAACGTATGTAGCAGAGTAGCTGAAACTTGCGCCTGGAACATCCTGTGTTGCAGCGATTGTGCCTGGTGACATAACACCTGATGTGATTGTGCCAGCAGAAACTGTGTTCACTGTTGTTCCATCAGTTGTGTCCACACCGTTTCCAGAAACGGAATAACTGGAGCCAATTCTTTCAACTTGAGTAGCTGCCGCATTTACTTGTAGTTGAACGCTACTTGTCAATTTGTGAGTTATGTCTGCCATTGCTGGAGAACTAATTCCTGTTAATAATAATATTGATAAAAACTTTTTCATCTTTTGCTGATAATTTAGCTGCCAGTATTTATACTAATAAATAATAAAGAACGTACTAGCTGTATTCATGGATACAAACATCGCAGAGAAGGTAGAGAGATACAACGAAGTAGGACAAGTTGTAAGAGTTACTCTCAGATGGAGAGGTAAAATTTATTACCTACAAATGT